GACAGGTGCTACTGTCACTTTCTTAAACAACGCAGACGATTCATCTTTAGGTACTTCACCAACAGTAAGTAGAGTTAGTTCATCCCAACTAACTGCTGTAACAGGTTTTGCTTCAAGTCCTATCGCAACGACTGTAACAGCTATCAAAATTAAAGTAACTAATCCAACAGGACAAATTGCTGAAAGTTCATCAACAATATCAGCTGTTGGAGATCCATCTTTTAGAAATGACGCTGGTTCATTAGGTACAATTTACGATTCAGGTAGAGCCTCAGGTGCTGTATTTGATGCTGGTGCTGACTCAAACGATTCAGTTGCTATCTATCATAATGTAACTTCTGGTTCAATACCAGCAGGTATGTCATTTAATAATGATAACGGAAATATATCAGGTACACCTGACGCTGTAGGTTCAGATACTACTTCTAACTTTACAGTAACAGCTATTGTACAATCATCTGACTCTGCTATAAGAACAGAGGCAAGAGCATTTGCTCTAACAGTTAAAGCACCTTCAGTTTCATCTTATACATCTTCTGGTGCGTTTACATTTACTGCTCCATTTACAGGTAACTACGAGGTACTTGTAGTCGGTGGTGGCGGAGGCGGAGCTAGTTCTGCTGGTGGTGGCGGAGGTGGTCTTGTTTATAAGGCTTCACACCCATTATCTGCTGGAGGAATACCAGGTTCTGTTGGTATCGGTGGTGGTAGTAACCAATCAGGTGGTGATACTCAATTTAGTAATATAACTGCTAGAGGTGGCGGACAAACAAACGCTAACGGTGGTGCTAACACAGGTGGTGCTCATCCTCAAGGTACACAATCAGGTTGTCAATCAAATCCATATACAACAACTCAATCTAACGTTGCTGACGGAGGTACTTCTCACGGAGGTAACAGAGGCGGCGGATACAGAGACGGTCACTACTATTGGGGTGGCGGCGGAGGCGGCGGCTCAGGCGGAAACGGAAGTGAGCCACATGGTTGTCCAGGAAACTGTAATGGTGGTGTTGGTGTAGAAATATCAGAATTTAGTACGTTTGGTGAATCAGGATTCTTCGGTGGAGGAGGAAACGGTTCTCAACAAAAATACGATCCAGTAAATCCATCAGGCGGTTCTGGTACAGACGGTAACGGTAACGGCGCAAACGGAACAGGCGGTGGTTCATCTGGAACAGGCTACACAGGTGGTGTTTATATAAGATACTAAATAATATATTATTATATTATGATGAAAATTGCTGAAAACGTGAATGTGTATTGGTCATCTTTACACGAAACAGTAGAGTTTGATAATCTTTACAATCTATTTAACGAACACTATCAAAATATTTCAAGCACAAATCGTAGACAAAACTTATTGTTGTGTCCTGCTGTATCTCATAAATTAAAAAATACTTTTTTTATTAAAACGCCTGTTGATTGTGAATATTCTATAAAAAACAATAATATCGTACCATTAACAAAAGATTTTATAGCAACTGAAATACCACATCAACCATCATTAAAAAATAACTTTCTTTTTTGTTTAGGTTTATATTATATTTTTTTTACTAGAATTGATATGAATATGACATTAACATCACCTTTCTTTTCTCAATGTTATTATACAAGATATGCTAATATTGTGCCTGGCACTATAAATGTAAGTAAGTGGTTTAGAAGAATTAATTTAGAATTTAATTGTTATGGTGATACTATAAAATTTAAAAAAGGCGATCCTTTAGCATATTTTACTTTTGATACTGATAAGAGAGTTAATTTAAGACGATTTCATATGTCAAAAAAATTAGATACTTTATCATCTACTTGTGAAAAATCTAGTGGTTGGGAGAAATGGGTACCATTATATAACAGATATAAAAGATTTATGAAGTCTAGGACTGATAAAATAGTTTACAGAGAAATACAGAAAAACCTCTTATAAATATACTTAGGAGAGAGAAATATGGCAGTCACACAAAAAACAGCAGAAAACTTTTCAATAGATCAAGGTGCTGATTTAAGTAAAGAATTTACAGTCACAACAGACGGTTCAACAGCATACGATATATCAGGTTTGACGTTACAAGCTCAAATGAGAAAAGGTTATGACTCTTCTTCAGCAACTGCCACATTTACTGCTTCAATAGTCACTGCTACTAGTGGCATATACAAATTAACATTAACAAATGAAGATACGGCTGCTATCGAAGCAGGTCGTTATGTATATGATGTAGAATTAAGACTAGCAGACTCTACTTTAGAAAAAGTACATTATGGTCTTATTACGGTACATCCTGAAGCAACTAAACTGTAATGAGCAAATCACTAGAAGATTTTTTTAACAAACTCGCTGGCAAAGACATCTTACAAGAAATGAAAGATGAAGAGCAAGCAAAAAAAGACACTGAATTAAAAAAACTTGCTGAAGAAAAAGAAAAACAAGAACAACTAGAAGCATTAGCAATCAAAGAAAAAGAAAAACAAAAATTATCAGAAAGTGAAAAACTTTTTGCTTTAGAACAATTATTTGGTTTACCTAAATTTGACGAAGTTGCTAAAAAAGAAGTAAATAAAGTTTTACCGTCAACAGCAGAAGCAGAATTACAAGAATCTTTAAAAGTATTATCAAGTTCAGTAGAAGAATATCAAAGACAAAAAGTATCTGAGTTAGATATTACTGAAACTGATTACAAGAAATTTTTACAATCTAAGAAACCTGTAAGTGAAGATTTACTTGTTCAACAAATAGATAAGTTTTTAAATGATACATATTTTCCACCTAAAGAAGAAGTATATCCAGAAGTAGAATCTGTTACAGAAAAAATAAAAACTTTAATGGATCATAAGCCTATTAAACCTGGTTTAGTAGAAGACGTAAAAGCTTTCACAGGTCTAGGTGTTACTGAACAGACAAAACAAGTTCTACAACAAAACATTAAAAGTGATGTAGGTGAGTCAATTGAACCTACTGAAAATTTTGTAAGTAGAGAAGACATTGCCAAAACTCTAACTCAAAAAGCAAAATCATTAAAAGAACAATTAGATGGTGGTAGTATATCAATCGAAGAGTTAACAAAAGAGTTTACAAGATTTAAACAATTAACAAGTTTACAACTACAATCGCTAGGTGGCGGTGGTGCTGGTGATTTAGCAGATTTAGGTGATGTAGATACTTCAGCACAAGCAGACGGTTTTGCTTTAAAATATAATGCGTCCACAGGTAAATATGATTTTGGCGAGGTAGCCTCAGATTTATCTGCTGTAGATCAAAATATATTACCAGACGCAAACGCAACAAGAGATATAGGTTCAACTACAAAACAATGGAACAATGGTTATTTCAAAAATGTTTATGTATCAGGTTCTACTTTAGAAGTTTCAAATGACGCTGTTTTAAAAGGTGATATACAATTAGGTGTAAATACAGGTGACTCTACGGAAGATACTATTACAGTAAACGGTAGATTTGTTTCAAGTTTAGAACCTCTAACAACAGAGACAGTTAATTTAGGATCACAAAATAAAAGATGGAAAGAATTATTTTTATCTGGTAGTACGATTGATTTAGGTGGTTCTCAAATAAGTGGTGATGGCACAGGTACAATAACTATAGCATCCTCAGGTGTTGTATTACCTACTGGTTCAAAAGTAGGTTCAGAGACTATCGCAAAATCAGATGCTTCAGGTGTTGCTACTAGAGACGTGCCTTTATTTACTGCCTCTGGTGGTTTATCTACTGCTGCTACTACTTTTACAATGGCTGCTACATCTGGAAAGGGAGCTAACGTATTTACATCATTTAAAAAAGCAGATGGAACAACAGCAGGAAGAGTAGAGTTATTTTCATTCTAATGGAGAATATATATAAATATTGTAATTAAGGAGATTTTATGTCAGCAAAAACACCGATAAGAACCGTATTTGATGATGATAACAATGCCACAGGTTTGGCAGAATATCAATCAGGTGAATTTATCGCATTAACACATGGTGGCTTGGGTGCTTCGTTATCTATCGGTAGTGCTGGTCAAGTATTAAAAGTTAACTCAGGCGCTAGTGCCTTAGAATTTGGTACAGTAGAGGCTGTTTTAAATATAGACGGCATGACTGACGGTACTAGTATTACTGTTGCGTCAACCGATCAAGTTGCTATTTCAGATGGTGGTACAGAAAAAAGAATTAACGTATCACAATTAGGTCCAGGACTTGCTGGAGTACCTGCTAGTGCTGTAGATTTTTCAAGTGCTACTATTACAGGTATTACAAGTATAACATCTGGTGGTATTACAATATCAGGTAATCAAATTATTTCAGCTGACTCTAGTATAATAGATTTTGGCGAAAGTGTTAGAATAGATGGTGATTTAACTGTAAATTCTAACGACATAACTTTAACTACAAATACAAGTGGTAATATTTTAGTTGCTGATGGTTCTAAATTTAGTTCAAAAGCTGTATCTGAATTAGGTGCTATTAGTACAATTGCTAGTGATGACGTTTTATTAGCAGTTGATACTTCAGGTGGGGGACTTAAAAAAGTTGCTAGATCAGTTTTAGTATCTGGTCTTGCTACATCTTCAGCAATATCAAATATAGTAGAAGATTCAACACCTCAATTAGGTGGGGATTTAGATGTTAACAGCAATGATATAGTGTCAACGTCAAACGCTAATATACAATTATTACCTAACGGATCAGGTAAAGTAAATTTAGATGGTAATGGTTCTAGTGGTGGTGTATCAGTTACGGACGGATTGATTGAAATTAGAACAGGAACAGGTAGTGTTGCCGAACAAAGATTTTATTGTGAGTCAAGTAATGCTCACTATACTTCATTGAAATCAGCTGCTCACCAAGCATACTCAGGTAACGTAACTTTAACTTTACCTGTGATAACAGGCACACTTGCTACACAATCGTTCTCTATTTCTCAAGCAATTGCGCTTGGTTAATAGTTATAAATATTTTAAAAGGATAAACAATGGCAGAGCCAGCAAGTAGAGCAAACTTAAAAGAATATGCTTTAAGAGCATTAGGAAAACCTGTTATAGAGATAAATGTAGATGACGACCAACTAGAAGATAGATTGGACGAAGCACTACAATATTATGCTCAATATCATTATGATGGTATTAGAAGAACATATCTCAAATACAAGTTAACCGAAGACGATAAAACGAGATTAAAAAATGCTACTCGTTCATCTGAGTCTGCTACTGATTCAGCAGAATCAAGTGTATCTACTACTTGGCAAGAACAAGACAATTATCTTGTTATACCTAGTTCAATCGTTTCTATAATTAATATATTTCCGTTTTCAGATAAAGGTAATTTAAATTTATTTGATGTTAGATACCAATTAAGATTAAATGACCTATATGACTTTTCATCAACAAGTGTTATAAACTATGATATTGTTTTAAGACAATTAGACTTTTTAGATCACATATTAGTAGGTGAAAAACCTTTTAGATTTAATCAACATGATAATAGATTATACATTGATATGGATTGGAAAGATGATTTACAAGTAGATGAATATTTAATTATTGAATGTTATAGAAAATTAGACCCTACAACTTATACAGACGTATTCAATGATATATTTTTAAAGAGATACGTTACATCTTTATTTAAAAAACAATGGGGTGCTAACTTATCTAAATTTAATGGTGTAACAATGATAGGTGGTGTTACATTAAACGGTCAACAAATTTATACAGAGGCTTTAAGTGAAATAGATAAACTTGAAGCAGAAATCAGATCAACTTACGAGTTAAACCCAGCGATAATGATAGGATAATGCCATGCCAGTCAACCACTACTTTCAAGGCGGCAATGGTATAGGGTCAGACGCAGAAAAAAGACTCTATGAAAACCTAATTATTGAGGGTTTAAAAATATACGGACATGACGTATATTATCTACCAAGAACATTAGTAAACCAAGATTTAATTTTAGGTGAAGATGTATCATCTAAATTTAACGCTGCTTACTTAGCAGAAATGTATTTTGAGAGTACAGACGGTTTTGCTGGTGAACAAGAAATCATAAACAAATTCGGTTTAGAAATTAGAGAAGATACAACTTTCTGTATCGCAAAAAGAAGATGGAATGATTTAGTTGATGACCCTGCTACTTTAATAAAATCAGGTAGACCAAATGAAGGCGATATAATTTATATGCCTTTAATGAATAGTTACTTTGAAATACAGTTTGTTGAAGACCAAGAGCCGTTCTTTCAATTAGGTCAATTACCTATTTACAAACTTAGAGTTACACGTTGGGAATATAGTTCAGAAAGAATTGATACAGGCGTTTCAAGTGTTGACGCCGCTGAAGATAAGTATTCATTAGATCAACTTGCTCATCAAATGACACTTGAAGAAGGCACAGGTACAGGTTCGTTATTATTAGAAAATGATAGTGTTGATGATGAATCAAACTATTTCTTATTAGAAACCTATGCTATACAAACTCAATCGCCTTACGCTGATAATACAGATTTAGATACAGAGGCAGGTTTTGATACGTCATCTACGGCAGATGATATATTAGACTTTACAGAAAGAAATCCTTTTGGGGATTTAGATAACGGATTATAATATGTTTGGTACTTATTTTTACAATCAAAGTTTAAGAAAAATGACCATTGCGTTCGGTCAAATTTTTAACAATATACAAATTAGAAGAAAAGACTCTAGTGGTAATGTAGTTCAATCTATTAGAGTTCCTTTAGGTTACGGTCCTAAAGAAAAGTTTTTAACTAGATTAGATCAACAACCTAGTTTAGATAATAGAGAGTTTGCTATAACTTTACCTAGATTAGGTTTTGAGATTTCAGGTATACAATATGATCCTACTAGAAAACTTACCAGAGTACAAAAATTTAAACAAGTAAAAACTGCTAAAGATGGTAAGATAATGGATTTTAATTATATGCCAGTACCTTACAATATTAGTTTTAATTTATTTTCTTTTACGGCAACAGCTGAAGGTGGTTTACAAATTATAGAACAAATACTACCTTTCTTTCAACCTGATTATACAGTTACTATAAATGCTATACCTAATTTAAGTATTAAGAGAGACGTACCTATCATATTAAATAGTGTAAATTATGAAGATAGTTACACAGGCAGTTATACTCAAAGAAGAGCTGTAATATATACTTTAGGCTTTACTGCTAAAACTTATTTGTTTGGACCTGCTACTACACAAAAAGTTATTAAGACTGTTCAATCAGATATGTATACTGACACCGATACAACAAATAAAGCAAGAGAAATTAGAATTGAGATTACACCTGATCCTACAACTGCTGACGCAGATGATGATTTTGGTTTTACAACAACAGTGACTAGTTTTGAAGATGGTAAAAAATATAATCCATCAACTGACAGTGATGAATAATTATGAGCAAATTAGAAGACAAAGTTAACGAGATACTTGGTATCGAAGAGAAAAAGATTAAGCCACCACAAGAGTACAAACCTAAAGTACCTAGAGTAGAAGATACAAAAAATCCTGATATTGATAACGACTACAAATACAGTAGAGAAAACTATTACAATCTTATAGAAAGAGGACAAGAAGCAATAGACGGCATATTAGATATTGCTAAAGAAGGTCAACATCCTAGAGCCTATGAAGTTGCTGGTCAATTAATAGGTCAAGTAGGTCAAACAGTAGATAAACTACAAGACTTACAAAAGAAACTAAAAGATTTAAAAGAGTTACCTAAAACAGCAAACGCACAAATTAAAAATGCTTTGTTTGTAGGTTCTACTGCTGAATTACAAAAGATGTTAAAGAAAAATGAAAATACTGAAAGCAAAAACGTCACACCCAAAGAAGACGACACTAGCGATAAGTGATTTAAATTTTGTTAAATACTATGAAGATAATAATATAGTATTAAAAGATTTATACAAAACTCATAAGCTAGAAAATCCTATTGAAGTAGAAAGAAGAAAAATTAATCCTATGCCTAGAGTTGGTGCTTTGGGCGTAAAATATATTGAAAAAGATTTAGTAGTTTTAAGAGGTAGTCAAAGAGTTACGACTGCTAAAAAAATGGGTTATACACATATAGAAGGTATTATTGTAAATGACTGACGCATATTTAGGAAATCCTAATCTTAAAAAAGTAAACATACCACAAGAGTTTACTAAAGAACAGATAGAAGAATATCAAAAGTGTTCTAAAGATCCTTTATATTTTATGGAAACATATATGAAGATTGTATCTTTAGATGAAGGACTGGTGCCTTTTAAGATGTATGATTTTCAAAAACATATTGTAAGAACAATACACGATAATAGATTTACCATTTGTAAATTACCTAGACAGTCAGGTAAATCTACAACAACTGTATCTTATCTTTTACACTATGCTTTATTTAATCCTAACTCTAACATTGCTATACTAGCAAACAAATCATCAACTGCTAGAGATATATTAGGTCGTTTACAATTAGCATATGAAAATTTACCTAAGTGGCTACAACAAGGTATAATAAACTG